CAATAGTTTCATTAACGTCCTCATTAGGGTTGTTAGTAGAAACGGGTTTGATGTTATGTCCTGCTCCTAATGCTTTTGAGATTGTATTGGCAACGAACTTGTCTCCTTTTTTAACAAAAGTTTTAGTACCAACTCTTTTAGTACCTGCTTTGTTAAATTGGTGATATGTTCCTTTTCCGCCTTTAACCGCTTTGTAATAAGACTTTTCTTCATCCTCAACGTCTTTGTCGTGCATTCCGTCAATTAGACCCTCTTCATATTCGTACTTGTCTACATCGGCTCTTTCACCTCTTGATTCGTCTGCTTTTTTAGCATCGTCCTCATAGTCTTTGTAATGACCATCCTTGTCTCCAATTTTATGACCATCTCTCCTTTTGTACTCATCTTTGTTTCCGCCCCACTTTTTGTTTTTACCTTTCTCTACTTCTTCCTCTTCTATTTCGGCATTAGTTTCCACTTCCTCCTCTTCTTCGTCATCGGCTTTTTTTGTAGATACGGCTTTTTCTAATTCATCGGTTTCAACGTCCTCGGGAGTATCGTACTCGTCCCCTAAATAACCATCGGCAGTCAACTCTGCTACGGCTTTGTTGATTTCTTCTTCTGTTACGAAATCGTTTGTGTTTTCAATATTTTCTGACATAACTTTAGTTTTTGCAAATTCTAAATTAGTGATTAATCTTTAAATACTTATTATAACTCTTTGTTTTTATTATTAATGATTTTATTGTAAATCATTCTTGCTTGGCTTGGAGAAATACCTTGATATTCTCTAAAAATATGTTCGTAAACCTCACCCTTATTTAAGAGGCGATTTGTTACTTCTTCGTCTTTTTTGTTTTGCAATGTCAACTTGGTATCGCCCTCTAAATCCTCGGGGATTATTGCGGATGCGTTTACTGTATTCATTGCTTTAGTGGTTTTATATCCCTTGCCTAAATGGATAACGATTTCGCCTTGTGGATTAAGTTTTACATAACCCCCGTCTTTTAATGGCTCATTCATTATATACTCTTGACCACCATTAGCAGGTAACTCTTCGGGCACAACTTCATATGCCTCGGCATCTCCACTCATTGCTTTTATTATAGTAACCATCGTATTAGGATTAATTGGCATTGGTGTTAATGCAACCCCCGTGATTTTTGCCTTAGTTACTCGCTTTGGATTAGCAGGGTCTCTTTCAACTACTTTACCCTCTATGCTCCATCCCAATCTACGATTAGATGAATTTTGCTCAAGTGTTTTGGCTAAAGTATATGCCTTTTTTGCCATCTCACTGTTAGGATATAATTTACCCTCTATATATAGACCTTTAGGTGTAACTCGTGCCAATGTTGGCTCACCTATAACTGAATCGGGATTTTTAGATAATTGGTGATGCCAATTTATGTAACCATTGTTAACTAAATAATTATAATCAAAACCCTCGGGTAATAAACTTTCACCCTCTCTATCTATATCTCGTGTTGAGGCAATACCACCCAACACCATTTCTTTTTTCTTGTTCCCACCTTTTTCTACAATAGAAATTGGAACGTGAAAATTAAAAAATTCAGTATTCATAATCTTTTTCTTTACTACGTTATATAACTCATTAAAACATAAACCGTCAACATCCGCTTTTGCAACGTCTTACGGGTTGTAACATCCATCGTGCTTTCATTCCTTTTCAATTATTAGGTTATCTAATATGTATGTNGTGCCTCCTGCNAACATTGGCAAAAGNANAAAATCTAAATAGGTAAATTCCCAAAACAANACACAACTCATCCACTTAGACTGTACATAATATATAACTGTTGAAATCCAATATCCCATACAAAACGAACAGTCAAACCATTTTCTCACGGGTGTATTACGGATGTAATCTTTTATTTTTTGAGGGTTGTATCTATACTCTACAATAGATAGAAAAACAAAAACCCCATAAGTCATCAATATAAAATAAACAAGTTTCATTTTTTAATCTCTAATATTTTAATCCTATTTTCTAATTGATGGATTTGATATTGTAAAGCATAATATCCACCAACTATGGTAGCGATAACTGTTATTATCATAACCACCCCTTTGATACCTAAAACTACTTTTGTGTTATCTCCCAATTTGACGGTTTCTCGTGGAGGTGCAGGAAATATTTTCATTATTCAAAATTGCTTTTATCGTCCATCCCCTCCTCAATTAAATTCAACTGTAATTTAGTTATGTTATTATCGTACATTGCTATTGCCGTTAATATCTCTTTCAACTCTTTATGTACTTCCTCCCATTCTTTAGGGTGCATATCTTTATCTATCTCACCTAAGACCTCTTGTTTTTCTTCGGCAACAACTTCTAATTGCTTTTTAATATTGATTTGCTTTTTAAGGTCATCCTTTTGCTTGGCAATAATAAACGCATATGCCTTTTCCGCATTCTTTAATCGGTTGTTNATTTTCTTACTTATTGATTCTAAACTCATAACTACAATTTAATAATTAAAGAAATGGCTTTTTTTACGTTCTTTCGTCTCTCGGCTAACGCCCTTGCCATAGTTAGACGTTTTTCGGGTGCTTCACCCACTGCCTCTGCCGTTTTCTCTTTTTTACGATTTAAGTCAACTCTACGGTCATCAAATATCGTTGCCGTGTCTACATAGTGCACATTAACGTCCTTTTCTTGACCCGTTCTCATTGCTCGGGCATTTCCTTGCTTTTGCAAATAGTTAGCGGTTGTACGTGATAACCAAATCACATTATTGGCTTTCTGCATATTTAACCCCGTCATTCCTGCGGATGAGGCAAACATAATCCTTGAATCGGGATTACTGTTAAATTGCGTTACCTTATCATTCCTTGACCCTTTGTGTTTGCCAAATTTAACCGACCCATCAATATAGTGCATTTCTTCACCGTCTTTATATCCATATTTGTCTGCGAACATTTTTTGCAACATCGGCAGACTTTCTTTTCTCTCATAGAATATAATAGTCTTTTCGCCTCGTTTAATGGCTTTGTCGGCAACTTGTCCGACTTGTTTGGCTTTGGCGTTTTCTTTCCAATCTCCTGCATTGAGTACCTTGTTATATTTACTATCCCTACGTGCAGATGCACCCCTTTGTCCCATTTCCACTACTTGGTGTTTATCGGGGTCTAAACCTTGGCTCTTAATGTATTCTCTTGCCTCTTTAGTGTTTCTTACTTTTCCATCGTCATCAACGGATGTCATTTTTTTACCTGCAAAATCATTGGATGCTTTGATTTGACCACCATCGTCTTTATGTAATTCGTAGGTGTCTTTATTCATAATTGCGTGTCCATTGATTTTTTTCTCTGCGTGATAGATGTTTTCTACTTCTCTTAATTTTTTCTTTTGCTTATCTCCCAACTTAGGTTTATGAACTGTCTCCGTCATTTTAACGGGTGTCTTTTTATCTTTCTTCATAACCTGCAAGTGCTCTGTAAGCATTAGGTCATCTAATGACTGTCGGAAACCCTCCACCGCTTGTTCTTGAAATACTGTATTACCTTGGTTGGTAGATTCGTATTTGTTTGTCCATTTAGTAGGGTTAGGAAATTCCTCGGGATTTGTTACGTGCAACATCCCTGCTAATTCTCCTATGTCATTTCTTAATACTGTACCCGTGGCAGGTATAAAGTATTCGGGTTTTTTGGCAATAGTTTTAATTGCGTTTGCCCTTACCGATGACCCTTTATGTTTAATGTTTTTAAAACCCTCGTGTGCCTCATCTACCGTTACAATGCTTGGGTTATGCGATGCAATAACATCGGGCAACCATTTGTGCTTGTTTGGTAATTGTGCCTTGGCTTTATCCATTAAACGCTTTTTGTGTGCCTCACCTTTTGCGGTGCTCCAATAACTTACGTTATATTCTTTACCGTTTTTAATTTCAGTTACTACATCACGTTTCTCTCGTTTTAATCTCTCCTTTTCTGACTTATATAAACCGTCATAAACTTTCTTTAATAGTTTTTTACTCTTGGCATCTTGACCTCCCAATTTCATACTATCCATTCCGCTTATAACAATATCGTATTTACCCTCGGATGCCTCGGCTAATGCTTTATCTTTAGCATCCATTCCTCTAACATTGTCCAAGTTTAAAACTTTTAAATGAGGGAAAAACTTTTGAGCATCTTTATAGAACTCATCACGTAGTCTACTTGGCATAGTGTGAAATGCAAAGGTATTCATATCACCTTTATCAATAACACCTTGTATAGTAGCCAAGAATCCCATCGTCTTACCCGTTCCTGCTCCTAAATTCATAACGGCACGTTTTTTCTCCATTGCCATCTGCACCATCTTTTGTGGTGATTTGAATATTCCCGACTTCCTTTGTTTTCGGTATAATGTTTTACCCTCGGGATGTTCGGAGGTGAAACCCTTTTCACCCTCTTTGTTTTTAAATCTTTCCCAACCGTCTGCATCCTCGGGTTTTTTCCCTTTGTGCTCTTCTAATTCTTTGGTAGTAAGGAAATCATAATGCGTACCTCCATCGGCTTTCATTTTACCCTCGGGCAACCAATTTTCATCATATCTCCTCCCTGCTTTAATATCGGCTACGGCTTTATCTCTTTGTGCCTCCATACTTGGGGGGTCTATAAGATTTGAGAATTGGTCAGAGGTTATTACTAATTTCCAACGTGATTTTCCTTTTTCCGTGTATTTCTTTAATGCGTACTCACCATCTCTTAATCCTGCTCTCTTTATGTCTCTTTTGGCTCTTTCAAGATTTGACCCCATATCCATTACAATATCCCCTGCCGTGCCCGTCTCTCGCATATTATCTATTACACTTGCCGTGGTTTGTAGACTTCCTACGGTCATCCCTATTTCACGACCCATCTTAGCCATTTCTCTACCTTTAGCAGACCACGCACTTGCCCCGTGTATAATTCCCTCATCTGCCATTTGTTGGTAATTCTCTGTACGGTCAATACTTTCTTTAGCACGTTTCATTGCTTTATCAACTACCTCATCATACTTACCTATGGCAAACTCTTCCATTTCTTTTATGGCTTTTTCTTTGCCGTGTCTTTTGGCGATTGCTCCTGCTACTATCTTTGCCGAATTTTCAACCCCAATCATTGCAATAAGGTTTTTACTTAACCCTGCTCCACGATTATACATAGACGATAGTGCGTTTATAGTTTCTATTGCACCTAAATCTAATGCTTTGTTGGTTGTGGATTTCCCTGCTCTGTCCTCGTAGTAATTTGTATAGAAATCTAAATTACGTTCCGCATTCATACGGTTGATTTCTTTTTGCAAAATTCTCTCTATGGCTTGGTCTTTGGTTTCGGGTGCTACATCTATGTCTCCTACACCAACACCTTGCAAACTTGTAATTTCCATATTGCCTTTTGGCTTATGGATTCTCTTTCTATATTTTTTATCTAACGTCCTTTTTTTACGCTTATACTTTTCTCGTGTTTGTGCCAACTCCATTGCTTGGTCATAGGATAATTGGTTAACCGCTTTTTTTAATCTCTTATCAAGCGTATCATTTCCCGTGCTTGTAAGTTTACGGTCTCCTATAATTTCTTTTGCCTCCTCTTCTCCTACGGCTTCAATAATGGCTTGGTCGGCTATTAGATTTTCTGCACCCTCCGCTAATGTTTTAACAACCTTTTCTTTTTCCATTTCGGTCATTGCGGATTCGGTAAGGTCTTTAGCAAGTTTTTCTAATTCAGATTCATCTGCTATTTTATCCCCATCGTCTGTAAGTTTATAACCCTCCTCGGTCTTTTCAACTAATCCTAATTCTTGTAGGGTCTCCATAGATTCCTTGCTACCGTCCTCTGTTGGTAATTCATTTTCTTTAATGACCCCTTGCTTTTTAGCCATTTCCAATAATGACAATTCATCCTCACCTATTAAATCGGTAGGGTCAACTTTCTTATCTTTTAGACTAACTGTTTTAGTTTTTTTCTTATCTTTTTCAGTTTCGCCCATCTCTTCCAACATCTTACGTCTACGTTCCTTTTCCCTCTCTCTATCTATTTTCTTATCAATAAGTTTCTGTAATAACTGTGCATCGGCATTAGTAATAATTTGCTCTTTTTTATCTATCCCTGCAATATCTTTTAATTCCGCTACTTGCTCCTCTTTTAATTCTTGAGCAATTCGTTGTTTCTCTTTTTTGCTTTCTTTGATTTTCTCTAAATCCTCGGGTGTTACGTCTGAACGCATTGCCTCGGCTCTTTGCTTTTTACGCTTTAATATTTCTCTCTCAATCTTTTGGTATTCATCGTGAGATTTAGGAATTATTTTTAAATGTTGAAATGCAGGATTTGCCGAAAACACTACTACTGCGTGTTCTGCTTTTGTTCCCTGCTTTAATATTTTGAGTAGTAACCTATTACGTCTATATGTAATCCAACGTGCAGGTGCATACTTTTGTAAAAGTAATTGAGACCACGTTTGCCCCGTGGCTTTTTGAGGTTTATCTATTTTGGTTGCTTTTTGCAATTCGTCTTTAACCATATCACGTAAAGACGGCACATCACTTTTGGTAATGACTGCTATATTATTTTCTGTAAACTGCGGATTCCACGCAAATACATCAAACACACTATCACTGTCGCATAGGTAAACCTTATTCATTCTTTTTCTTTTTCTTCTTTATAACTTTTAAATCCGTAGAGTAAACAAGAAATCTCTCTTTACGGGGTTTAATGCGTTTTCGTTCTTTTATTTTCTCTGCCATAACTAAATAATTTTAAGAGTAACAACGGGTGTTGTTCCGTCTTTCTCAATGCTTTCAATTTCTAATTGGGTGTTACGGGGCAATAAAAATTCCTGCTCCCCTTGGTGCATATCGTGGATTCCGCTAACATCCAAGTATCCGCCTTTTTGACCTTTTTTGGCTTTTATTTTAAATAGTGCACCCTCACCAACTTTACCCGTCATTGCATCTCGTGCAAACAAATCGGCTTGGTCTTTGTCAAGGGATGTGCTAACAAACGATGAATCCTCTATGATGTCCCCAACGCCCAAATCGCTAATCCATTTTTTGCCCGACCTTACACCTCTATATATAGTAGTGTCTTTTGGGAATGTTGACTTGGCAAGTGCCGTATCTATGTCTTTAATATATTTCTCAACTATTTTTTCATTTATCGCAGGAGGTGTGTGAATCCAATCGGTGTGCCCATCATTTTTATATTGAGCATTTATTTTTGCAGAATACTGTAAGTCTTTTTTACGATACAATTTTCCGTCCTCTTTTTTAATTAGTTTTCCTTTTAAGAAATCATTGATGTCTAAATACTCCTCGTGTTTATAAGACAATAAAGCATTTTTTTGGTCATCACTTAATCCCTTAACCCATTTATTAGCAGACTGCTCAATAGCGGATATGTCCGCAGGGGATTCTTTCCATTTGGTTTGCTTAACGTCTTTAGACGGCAATACCCAAACAGATGTCATCTTACCCGTTTTATCACGTATCTTTTTTTTTACTAATTTGGACTTATCTTTCATACTCCCATTATTTTCCCTGCTATCTCTCTAATCTTAGAATAAATGCGATGAACTAAACCTTTAGGTTGTTTTTTGTAAAATGGTGTATATCCCAATGCTTTAGATATTATAGCCATATCACGTAACTGTGCTTTAATTAATATCTTGCCCGTTCTATCATAGTCTGCTACACGGTCATAAACATCTGACCCTGCACCTCTTGCTACTTGGTAACTTGTTAAAAAGTCTCGGTATACTTGTTTAGGAACTATACGTGCTAAAGTACGCTTACCAACTTCAATATCGTTTGTTACTCTATCGGATATACTTTTTCTACTCAAATCTTTGGTTGGCTTTTTAGACTTCCATTCCATTGTCGCTAACTCAAATTGCTTTGGCGTTAATTTCTTGGTAGTAAATGATTTGGGTTTATCGTCCCATCTGCTCTTAGTCTTTTTATATAATTTCTCTCTTATATCTCTCTTTTGCTCTACACTAAGTTTTTTATTCTTAATTAACTTCTTGTATGCTTTAACTGCTCCATCCCTACGTTTTTTCCAATCCTTATTTTCTTTCTTAACACGGGCATCAGATTTTTTAACCTTTTGAACTTCGGCAGGTTTTTTATCTTTCCAATTTCTGTACCTCTTATTATATTCCTTTACATCAACACTTTCTTTTTTATAAAAGTCTTTTGGTAATTTATTTATAATCTCGGCATTTGTTTGCATAGGTACACCCCATAATCCGTGTGCATATAAATCATTATCCTTATCTGCTCCTAAATGTAGTTTTAAAACTTTTGCGGTCTTTGGGTCTAAGGATTCAAAATGGTCTAAAAAGTTTTGTCGGGCAACAACAAAATCTGTGGTTACTGCTATTTGCTCCGCAGGGTTTAATGCAGACCCCTCTATGAATTGTTCTAAATTCATTTTCTCACCCTCTTCTCCTTGCTTAACATCACTCACATTGTGATATGAGAAACTGTCAATCTCATCAAACTCTTTAAATAGATTATATGCTCCTGCTATGGTTGTCTTATCAACTTTTTTATCAAACGCCTCTCTTGCATCTTTTAATTCTACTTGATGTTGTTTTTCAATAAGACTTAACTCTTCTTCAAACTCACCCTCTTCTACGGGTTTAAATTGCTCTTCGTAAATAGACTTTTTGTTTTCCAAATCCTCTATCTCTTTCTTCATCTCTGCACGTTCCTTTTTACCGCTTTCCTTGCGTTTCTCGGCACTTTCTTTAATGTCCTTACGCTTTTCCTTAATCTTATCATTAAAGACCGTCAGACCGTCTAAAAAGACCTGCTTGGATTCTTCGTCCATTCCATACTCTCTACGTATCTCTAAACTGTTTTTCTTCGCATCATATTTATCATTAATACGATTTACCTTACCCTCAAACGCCTCGGTATCTTTTTTGATTTTACCCTCTTTAGTTAAAGTAACATATCCCTCTCTTGGTAGTTTGCCATCCTCGGATGGGTCTATACTTGGATAAAGGTCGCTTTTCTTTAAATTAAGGTCTTTATATATTTTGTCATAATCTCCATTGTTTCGTAATGACGATTCAAGGTATTTAGACATAATTTTTTTCTTGTACATAGGTAACTGAATACGGGTCGCCATTTGCTTACCTAATTCTGCTACCACATAACCTGCAATATAACTTGCCAAGTGTTTTGACAAATCGGGGGGATTAGATGGATTAAATTTCAATTCATAATTATTAACTCCATCAAAGACGGCTCTCATCGCCTCTTGTTTCATATCTTGGTATAAGTCTCGGTTAAACCCATATCTCTCAACTATACGGTGAATAAGACCTTTATTTTCAGACAATATTTTTTCCCATTCTTTTGGGGATGCTATATATCGTCTTTCTAAAACGCTTTCCTCTTTACCGCCTCGCATTCTTTTACGCCACTCATTTTTCCATTTGCCATTAAGCATAACTTTTAAATTGCTTGGATAGATTTGTTTCCCACCAACATATTTATTGTAAACCTGCGTTGCCGTTTTATTATTCTTTACAGTCTCATTAATTTTTTCTTTCCACTCCTCTTTAGTGTTTGCCGTTTTTTTCTTGGCTTTCTGTTGGGATTTTAATTCGTCTATTTTTTCTTGAGCAACACGGTCTTTTTGTGAACGGGTGTGTTCTTTTACCTTAACCAATTTACCCTTGCTACTTCTTTTTACGTGGGTCTTAACAGTACCCTTGGATTTTTTACCAACTGCCTTTATGATTAATTCTTGTTTCATACTTTCTTTTAACTCTATAAATTAGACTTTATCCTTTCTTAAATTTTATGAGTTTGCGAATGTCCTCAATCTCCTTGGTTGCCTTTATTTCATAACTGTTTTTCTTTTCGTTCCACTCATAACCCTCGGGGATATATTCTAACTCACATCTACACCACGGATGCGTTGCTCCAATAACGGGTTTCCAATCTTTTGTTTTACGCCCTATGTTACTGCCATTACGCATTAATTCATCAACTGTATAGATTCTTGGCTCACTGCCTTGCCCATTAGTTAAATACAACTTAACACATTGTGCACACGCTTGGTTAAATACGTGCTTATAGACTTTTGCTTTTTTGCCATACATCTTTTTGACTTCCATTGCTCTACCCGTGTCGTGTGCCTCGTGCAAAATGTAATCGGAAATCCTATCTAAATCTCGTGCCCAATCTCCCGTTTGTTCTCCAATACGTCTTGTCATATCCTTAACGCTTTCACGGTTTATTATGGTTTCTTTGGCACTGTTTTTAATCACCCCCTCATACTTCTCTCGCTTTATTACATCTTGCTCTATAATGGCTCTATTAATGTCTTGCTTAATTCTTAATCCTAAACCTTTTATTTCGTGATATGCTTGATGCTCTAAAGACCTTAATACTTCTTTTTCTCTTGCATCCATTGGTAAGAATTTTTTGGCTTTGATATATCGCTTTAATTCATATTCCGACATATTCTTTGCTCTCTCTGTTCCTAATGCAACGGATAGCATTCCATATCTAAATGCGTTTTCTACGGTTGGTGTATAAGCCGACAAATCCACACCTGCATCTTGTAGTAATATTTTTTCGTGTGGCGTAAGGAAATCGGGATTAATATTAAGTGCCCCAAACTTATTGAAATGAGTATCAATAATTTGTAATAAATCATTTACTTCGGATGGTGATAAACTTCTTAACATTACTTATGCAGATTTAACTTTACAGACATTTCCTTTACAAAGTCTTTACTCATATCTCCTAATGTTTGCCCAAACGTCCTTTTAAAACGTCTTTCGTAGTCCTCTACAAATGGATATTGTGTTCGTGTCTTAACTGTTTTTTTATTTGCCTTTTTGTTAAATTTCTTTTTGGAAATAACATTGGCTTTTTGGATGTCATCATTTTCACAACTTCCACATCCACAATCTTTATGGTGTTCAAATCCGTTCATCGTACTATTGGCATTTTGGATTCATTACCTCCTACTAATGCAGATGCTCCCATATCTAATATTTTTACTCCTGCATTAATAAACATACGGTCATTACCACTTAATGTGCCTACACCGCTTACGTCTAAATAATTTCGTCCCGTTTTCTCTTGATACTCTTTTTCTATTTCTCTTAATGCTTTTTCTTGTTCACTACTCAAATGTCCGTGCTTTCTTCCTTGCTCTATGGCTTCATTCATTTGCGTACCTGCCTCTTTTTTCTCACTATCAGTTTTCGCATTTTTAACTTTATTGGCTAAATCTGAAACTGCCCTTGACCAATGATGTTTGTTTTTTGGGTCATACGTATCCTTAGTAAATGTAACCTCTTTTTTCATTTTCTCCGCAGGAGATTCTGACCCATCGGGTCTTACCCATACGGTTGTTTTTTTCCCCGTCTTATCTGTGATTACTTTTTGTGTAAGTTTACTTTTATCTTTTTGACCGAATGCCATAATATTTTATTTTAATTGCGTTGCTACAAATATACCACCAACAAATCCAACACCTGCCCAAAATCCTTTCTTATGATAAAACTTTTTCCTCTCTTCAATAACGACATTTTGTAATCCCGTTACTTCGGTGTATGGGTTTTGGTTTAAGACATCTACAATGGGAATAGGTTTTGAAAACAAGTCTTTTATAAATGGTTGTTTCTTATAACCTAATGTAATTCTTATATCGTTGACAAAAGAAATACTATCCATTAAGATACCTTGTTTATTTATAACTCCGTCAAATGAATACCACTTATCAGTCAAGGAAAATGATTTAGGAATTGGTAAATAGTTTATGCTATCCACAACCAAAATAGGTTTATCCACTGAATCAATAAAAGGAATTAATATACTGTCTACTTGTGTACGGGTAATTACCTTTACTTGGCTTTGTACTTTTTTTAATCTATCAATTTCTAATAGACCGTGTTTAATTGCTTGGTCTTTTGTTAGTATAACTTGAGACTGTTCGTTTAACTCTCTGCCTTGTGCATCTAACTTAGTTATATATTCCTGCTCACCTAACTCAAACTTACTAATTTGATTTTGATAGTTTTTTAATTCACCCCTCATATTTAAGACACCCCAACCTAATAATAAGATAATGGCGATTAATACACCTATTATTATATAATTTTTTAATTTTTCCAATGTCCTATATGTTTTACTTTCCTTTCCTATCCTTTCCTTTCCTTGCTATCGTTTGCTATAACAAGTCTATGGCAATGCTATGACAATGCTTTTAACATTGCTATCATTTCGGGTTGAGGGTGTATATCTGATTTATCTGAACGGTACGATGTATGAGACCAAACTCCATCGTGCCCTGCTAATGCTCTATCGCTAACGTCCCACATATCCTCGTTATAGGTTAATGGTATTTCATATCGTTCACCCCAATACACTAACAACTGTCTCACGCTTTCAATCTGCTCATCAGTGTACTTTTCAAATGCTTTATAACCTCTGAATCCATCGGGATATAATTGTACTCTCTCATCGGGAATTATNGACCCCGTATATGACCTCCATTCACCACCTATATCGCCTTGCCTTAATCCACCCCAACTATCAATCTCTATGGCTACACAATTTTGATTTAAAATTTTATTCCTTATTCCATAGTCTTTAAATCCTCGTGCTTTTAAGAAACTTGATTTAACCCCAATGTGATGTGCCCAAAATCTTGATGAATAACATTGGTGTATAACCCCCTCAAAGTCTATAAGGATTTGTGTTGCTATACGTCTTTTGTCGTGTTTCCACCAACGGATGTCTCCCTCAACGCCTCTACCACTTGCGGTATGATGTAATACGATTTGATTTTTGGGTGTTTCTTGACGTATGTATTGACCCTCGGGAAAATCTACTTGAACAATTTTTTTAAGGTCAAGTTTTTTAACTTTAGGTGTAGCAGGTTTCTTGGCTACCGCTTTATGGGTAGTAACCGCTTTCTTTTTGCTTTTGACGGATTTTGTCTCGCTTTTTTTGGAGACGGATGATTTTCTTTTTTCCATTTCTTAACAATTTTTTGTTTACGATTTTTCGCAGTTTAGCACTGTCAATTTTTTTTTCTAAAATATGCAAAATGCTATCATAAGATTGCTCTAAATGCTCTGCCTCTTGTTCCATACGCTTTGTGCATACAGTATGTGATGACTGAACACAATCCTCTGCTATTACTTGAACTACGGGGATAGAATCAGTTAGAATTATAGAATCAATAGTAATACTGTCTTTGTGTTGCTCACCCTCGTCCTCTAATTTCTCAAACTTTGCTCCACAACTACATATCAACCCACTACTCGCTATTAAGATTAATAACAATCTCATATATTAGGTCAGTTTTTTCTTGGACTGATTTTAGTCTTTCCTCAACTACTATCAGTCTATTATTTGTTTTATTTAATTCCTTAACCTCCTCCTCTAATTTCTCAAGTCTTAAAGTCGTAGTATAATAAAAACCACCCATCAATGCTACAAATCCGCATATCGTGATTATGAACTTTATATCAAACTGTTGTTTTAATGCCTCACCCATTTTATTTTATTGTTTCGGTTGTTTAATTGATTTTGAAACGTGCTCCCCTACGTTACCACCACAGTATAATCCAAAACACCAAGTCATAAACTCTGACCACTCTTTAAATGTTACACTTCCGTCTTTCCAAATAAAGAATGATGTAGATGTAATAAACATCAGTATAAACATTTGTAGTTTTCTACTTTCTTTAAGGTTTTTCCAAATTGCTTTCATAATTGTTTTTTATAATTCCACATTCACTATAAACACATCGCCTTTGTCAACCCTCCATACTGCTATTACTTTATTCCCTCTCTCAAACAATACTAATTTCCCCTCATCGGTTTCAATAGTACGGTGTTTTTCTATTCTGTACCACTTATTCTTTAACTCTTCAATAACTTTTTTTACGTTACTTGAAGAAAACTTTTTGTACGGAACATCAAACGCAACGGTATTTTTGGTGTAGTCTTGATACTCTTCGGTTTCCTTGTTAAACTTCTTTTGTTGGTCATCACTAATCTTATCCTCGGCTTTATCAAATTTCTCTGCCTCACTGTACGCAATAGCAACGGCTTGTTTTGGATTAGTAACTTTCTTACCACTACCTCCACTTTTTAATTTACCGTCCTTAAATTCTTTTAAAACTAATGCGACCTTTTTATCTTTAGCAGATGCCTTATGAATGTTTAAAGTTAGATTCATAATGTCCCCCTTTGTAAATCATTAATCATATCGTCAAATGCCTTAGTAAATGGATTCTCATTTGCCTCTTGCTCGTCCTCGTTAAATTCAGTTTCCTCTGATACTTTCTCATTTGGGTTTACGTCTGTAACTTCCTCTGTATCAGTAGTTTCTGTATCTTGCTCTTCATCTCCAAATGCTACATCGCTTGGGGACTGTTCTCCCATTTCTGCATCCATCTCTCCCTCTTGCTCTTCCATTTGTTGTGCCATTGCCTCTTGTTGCAAGTTAGTAGTATAAACAGTATTAAGAACAATATCACCGCCTTTGGCTAATGGCTTTAATTCCATTTCGGCTCTAATCTCATTAATCGTTTTCCAATTTGTAACCTCGTCTTTCAACTTGGTCATAAATTCTTGTTCTGTTTCTGCATTAAGACCAACAAACTCAAATGTCAAATCGGGATAAATCTGACTTACTATATATTTGTTGATTTGAGATTCTACAAATCTTAATAAAGGTGCTAATCCTTTGTCTTTAGAATATTTGATTTTACTTGCGTTATTGGTTTCAAACATTGGCTTAGAATCCGATGCCGACCCACTTGCAAATCCAACCTCACTTGGGTCTATGGTGTATAAAGCACACGATAATTTTATTAGGTATTCTTGCCACTTGCTAAACTCCATATCACGGCTCGTTTTCTGCAAGTCTATCCAATCCATACTTTCAGAATCTATAACGGGTGTTTTCCAAGAATTAGCAACTCCTGCAACCATTGCTTTCCACTGTTGCTTGAACTCTGTTAATCTTGCATTATTACCCCCTCCTTTAATTCGTATCATACCTTTTGGTGATGCTCCGACTTTAAAGAAATTTCTGTTGTATTGGTCTGACCATAGCATTGACGTAACAACGGCAACTAAATCCTCTAACTCACTTCTACCATATCCATTACCCCATAATCTTGTGGTTGGGTTTCTAACTCCAAAACACATTTCCCACGGATAAAATTCCGCATTGGCTTGGGTGTTGTCATCAATAACTTGTACATAAGATGGATAATAACCTCCAATTTCTTTTAGAGGTTTTCCCATAGGGTCTAATTCTCCTTTACGTTCTTGCCAACTTTGGTCATCGTAACTTTCGGCAATTCTAATGGTTGTTGCATCTACCGCTAAGAACTCGTGTAATCCACCACCTCGTGAACGCACAATTTCAAAACACATTTGGTCATATGTTAAACTATCTCCAATTATCTTACGCAGGAATGTATTAAAGTCATCCCTTGACCAAGACGAATGCTCACCCGTATTTAATATAAATTCGGTTACTTCGTCAATTCTCTCTATGTCCTCGTGTGATAATTTTTCCCCTGCTTTTCGTGTGCCTTTTTTCCTAATAACAAAACCTGCACTGAATCTATCCTTTTGGGGTTGTGAAAATGTGGCTATCTGATTTTTCCTCGTTTTTATTATTGCATTAATAATAGGTTGCCTTGACATTGCCGTAAGCATATCATAAGACATCTTTGTTGGACGGGACTTATAACCAAACGAATTGTAGAAATCTTCGGGGTCAATGAAAACTGCTTTTCTATCCTTGATACCCTCGTTACCACGGATTTTAACAACATTCATCGCTTTGATTACCTCGGATGGGTCGGTACTTTGCAGACCCTCCTCAATAAGCATTTGCTCCTCAATTTCAAACTCTTGCCGTTTGTTATTTATCTCGTCTAACCTATCGTTTAGATTACCCATTGCAAAAACGATTTAAAGGTTAAACTTATTCAGATACTACCTTGTGTACATATACCTCTTTGTATTCTTGGGTATTTCCTTTAGGAACTATTATTGCTTTTTTCAACAATGAATCCACATCCTCTCTACCTTTGCTTAAAGTGTTCCACTCATCCTCTGTAAGATAAGATTCTTGACCTTTTGTAATTAACTCTTCCAAGTTATTTTCAAGTGTGTCAATATCCTCACCTTTGTAGAATGTTCCACCAAAAGTATTTTGGATGTCCTCCATAGTTATAACATCAATTTCACCTTTTCTAATGCCGTCCTCAAAAGAATCCACTTTTGCAGATTTTAGCATATCCTCTGAATTGGTAAATTTCTTCGCTATGTTATTACTGTTAATAACCGCAAACTTATCCCTATTAAAAAACTCGCTATTCATTTTATGTATTTTTATGATTAATGATTATTAGTTATTTAACTCTTTAAAGTTACTTTGTAGTCTTGTCGTAAATAAATGTTCTTATTCCTTTACGTTCTTGTTCCTTTTGCTTTGAATGTGCCTCGGCTTTAGTGTCGTAATTCCCTACAAAATATAATGCCTCGCTTGGCATTTCGTGCTCATCAATACTAACCACATTAAAGGTGTCATCCTTTGGTATCATTGACTGTTTTAATTCCCACGCTTTTGCCATTCCCCCGTCATCATTGGACGGTGTATTATCTTTGTCTATTACAAGTTTTGCCATAACTGCCTAATTTAAAATATTTACGGTAAACAACCAAATGTTAATGCAACTGCCTCTGCACACGCAGGTACTACGGCATCCTTAACACCGCTATCTACTTTAGCAAAATAATCACTAATCTTTTTAGCATATGATTTAATTATTCTACCACTTGTTTCTATTGCCTTGGCTTGTGCATCTGTCATTGGTTTATAAATGTCGTGATTCCACGATGCCCATTTGCTTTGATTTTCGGTTTTCATTTGTACCTCAAACATTTTACCACTATCGTCTTGTAGTATTAAATGGACTGCTCTGTAATTGTCTTTAGGATTTTTTACGTAATCCTTTTTCTCAATCACTTTGTATTTATCAGTTAATTTTTTGATGTCTTTATCAAGGTCTTTTTGATTGTCTCTAATTACCATAAAACCCGTAGCATCTTTAAGGTTTTTAACATCTCCTTTATACTTACCCTCGGGGTCTCTCATTGCAACTTTATAACTTGCACTGTCGGGTGCTTTAACTCTACCCTTAATTTCTGCTCCTTTAGCCATTTCAGAAATCTCTGATTCTGTTTGCTTAAAGGTATCATTATGAGACTTCAATGCCTTAACCGCTTTCTGTTGGTGTTTCTCCATTTCATCACGGGTGAATCCTGCATCTCCCCATTTAACAAATTCAAATTCTTTTTCCTCTTCGGGTGTTCTTTTGATTTCTTTTTTAACCTCTAACTCCTCTTTACCTTTAGGTGTTTTGACTTCTTCTTTATCAGTCTTAACCCATACCGTGGTACGCTTACCCGTTTTGTCGGTAATTTGCTTTTTAGTTAATTTAGATTTGTCTTTCATTCCAATCATAATAATTATATTATAACTCCATATTTTAGAATCTAACCCAAACTTTTTGTCTACGTCCAAACGCATCTACGACTTCCCTGCATTGTAGATTTTGTTTTGTTGCCTCCGATTTAGTAACCTCCTCCTCGGTCTTGCTTAAATTATGTGCATAGTCATTCTCATCTAATTCCTGCACACTCTCTACTTTGACCCCATCGGGTAATACGCCTAATCCAATTAGTCTATCTAAGTGCTCGTTGATATTTCCATTTCTCCAATCCATAACTTATGCTTTGGGTTTACTGTTTTCTTGCTTTTGTTCTTCTTGTTTACCTGCACTCATTTTTTCTGCTACCCGATTCATAAAAGCATTATAATCTGTTTTACTTTCTTTTATCCATTGCTCCATAGATTCACTTGCCCATCTTGTACCACTCTCCATTCTCTTTAATGTCTCCATACGCTTTTTATATTGGCTACTAAATTTAGCAATGTACATTTTCAGAAGAAATAGTCTTGCCGTTTTTGTTTTCCCTTTACGTATGGTGCTAAAAATTCCCATCAATCAAAATTTGTAGACGGCTTTACTTGGTGTAGTTTTTCTAATATTTTTTCGTATTCTTTGTAGGTCATCTTGCTCCCGTCTATTGCCTCTAAATAACCTTTTAACCAACTTATAAATTCTTTCTCTGACATTATATTATTTCTTTTGGATAGTAACGGGCACTTTATCAATCCCTATCTCATTGACTAATAAATAGTATGTACTGTTACCATCGGTCAATTTATATTTACCCTCACTATCTACCTCCACACTTAACGGCTTACGTTTATCTGTACGTCCTTGCATTGCAAGTGCCATTATCTTACGCCCATTAGCAATACCTTTTGCTCTTTGTCTAATAGGTGTAATATCTTTAATGTCCACAACTTCGTGCTCACCATCTACATTAAAATAATCCTTATAGTCTTTACTCCATTTCCCCTGCATTGATTTACGACTTACTTTTACATCTTTAAATTTTTCCTTGGCATCCTTATACGACATCTTAACCCAAACGGTCTGTTTGTGCCCGTCTTTATTAGTAATTATTTTTCGGGTTAATTTGGAGGTGTCTCGCATAACTACACTTCTTTAATGTTGGATATTGCCATATCGCCCATAGCAAAACCCCATCTACCATTACCTCGGTTGTATGCGTAAAATCTTACGCCTTTTGGATTATCAGTATTTTTAAAAGTAATTTTATCTACCTTGTTTTTTCCTACTACATTTCTGCTAACTACTTCAAGATTCTTTGGCGGATGGTCTGCTCTAATACCACTACCATACGTAATTGATATTTTGTCTCCACGCTTAAATCCGTCAAGTTTAGCATTTAGGTCTTGAGGTTGTTTGGTTTTATCCACACTACCGTCTGCTTGTTTNTGTGCATCCGATTCATTAAGACTATCCTTTGGGTACATTCCCGTAGTTAATAATCCATCTTGCCTAACCCATACAGTTTGTTTATGACCCTTTGAATTAGTAATAACTTTTCTNACTAATTTACTCTTATCTTTCATTGTGTTTAATTTANCCAATCCATCCAAATCCTCGTACCCTTATATATAAAGATTTTAAGTCTTTGTCATTGTACCCTGCTATCTGTTTCCTATGCTTTTCAGTAAATTTATCTTTTGGCAAAAAGTCTCTTAAATCCCCCATATCTCCACTGTCTACATCTGCATTATGCTCATCCATCCTTTTATTTATATAGGTAAGCATTTCTTTACGGGGCACGTTATGTATATCTTTCTTTTTGTCTTTGCCTTTGCCCTCCGTCTTAACCCAAACTGTTTGCTTGTTGCCAAGTTTGTTGGTTATGACTTTGCGATTCAATTTACTTTTATCTTTCATAATACTCTAATTGTACCTATGGTTGTTTGTATGGTTTTTACTGTTTTACCCAAACCTCAACTGTTTCACCACCTTTATTAATAACGCATTTCTTGCATAGTGTATCTGCGGATTTTTTCACTACATCCCAATCCTCGGGTAACATTTTTTCCTCACCCATTTCTTTTGCTCTTTTGATAATCCACGCTTTGGCTTTAGATTTATCTTTTGCTAATCCCCAAGATTTAATTGCATCGTGCAAATCTTGTTTGTTGCGAATAGGGAAACTGCCGTTAGGCATTGCTTTGCCCTCTTTGGCTAATTCCATTCTTTCCTTATGTGAAAAGTAATGTTTGTTCTCTCCTTTAATTGCTTGTTCCATAATGTTTATTTTAACGCACTTAATTGTTTTAATGATAATGTATAAGATTTGTTGTCCTCAACATTTTCCAACATTGTGTCAACTAAATTCAGATTTTGTTCTTTGGATTCTAACTTGTTTTTGATGTGCCAATACATACGTGCTTTATCCTTTTCGTCATTGGTCTCTGTATCCCATTGTACCGTGTCCTCCCAAGGCATCAAATTCTCTTTTTTTAATTCCCCTTTTATCTCATCCATTTTTTGACGGCAACTATCAATTTTAGCAACAAGGTCATTTCGTTTCATTAACAATAAGGTCTTTAATTCCTTACCCGTCTTTTTAAATTTCATTGCANTGTCTCCCATTGAGAATGCCCAATTTAACTCGTGCCCTTTTTGGATTTGGTCATAATTAGTTATGCCACTTACATTGATTTGGTTTCGGGTGTACTGACGGATAGTTTCCATATCCCCTAAGTTTTCAAATTTCTTATTGCTCATTATATGTGTTTTATTAGATGGTAAATAATTTCAAATGGCTCTGTATGTACATATTCAATAGCATTGTCAAAAGAATTGCTATGACTTACGCAATAGTTTTGTAATGGCATTGCTATATTTATGCTATAATTCTCATCCATTTTTTAAACTTTTAAAACGTCCATCTGCTCCACGGTATACATTCTTGTTATACTTAGGGTGCAAATTCATTTGTTTTCTTCCTGCATCGGTAACACTAAAAGTAATTGTATTCTTTGGCTTTGCCGTACTTTGTATTTTAATTTCTTGTGCAGGTTTTTCTTCTTCTACTTCATTATCCGCAAATCGTCCATTACCCTTAACTAATGCCAANGTGCTTAATAAACCCCCTGCTAAAATAAATACTATCAACGCTATTACCGCTATTTGTTCCATAATCTCAATATTGTTATAACTCTTTATTTACATAAATTGAAAATTAAATGACCCCTCACTTGCCGTCATTTGTGCAATACGTGCAAACCACGTAGACATCACACAGTCATCGTGTCCACTCACACTTGCTAAACCTCCACTATCCAAATAAGTTACATTGTTAAATTCTCCTAATATTACATCGGCACAACTCTTACTATATTCGTCTCCATATGGTAATCGTATTTTGCCCCGTTCAAATAATACGGCTAAACTTGGTAAACCGTTTTTAATATCGTGTTTGTTCTTACCCGTCTTATGAGACTTAATTGGTATCTCTGTATCTTGCAGGAATTGTGTATAGATACTTTGAAAATTATTGTCCTCAACTACTATAACCTCGGGACTGTAATTCATCCATATTTGCCTAATCATTCCTATTTGCTCATTGAACGATGCACCNCGTTTTCTAAACATATTCAATAACCATAATGAATTATCNGTATCAACTCCCCACACTGTAAACACTGTATAATCACTTCCTACATTTGCACTAATAGCAAAATCACATCCTGCTACAATTCTCTCAAATGTTTTGGGACTTGCCTCTCTGTTTTTAATTAAGGTGAATTTCTCCATTCCACGAATTGCAGATTTCAACGTATCATANGGAAATATAGAACTCTCACTTGTAACGGGTCTACATAAGAACTCACGGCTAAATATCATATTGCCTAATGTCTTACGTTTAATCATTAATTGCTTATAGTCATATCTACCCTCCCACAGTATACGTCCATCGGGAAAAATTGCAGGGTACTCACGGTATGCCCATTCTTCATTCCTGCCGTCTTTGCGGAATGTATTATATAAATCCTGCTTATGGAATGGTGTACCAACAACAACTAACTGACCGTGTGGTATTAGCATATTGCAAATAACCGAATAGAAATAATCAATATTCTTTTCCCTTTGTGTAGGTGAGTACATTACCTTTTCAAGTAACGGGTCATCTACCATTATATAACTTGGATGGTATCCACGAACACCACTACCAAATCCTTTGGCTTTTAGTGTACATCCGTTCTTTGTTCTAATGCTTGACTTTGCCCATCCCTCTTTACGTCCATCCCATAAACGATTACTTAATATCTCATTGCTTTCAATNGTATTCTTAATTATCTCAAGGAAATCAACTGCCTTAGAATCTGTATGAGAAAAGATAAACCCATCCTTTGCATATTTGTATTTTGGGTGATTCTTACGGTATCGGTACATTTGCCAAATTGGATAGAAATGTGTCCAAAAATAACTTTTGCCGTGGTCTCTACTTGCTATGATAACTACCTTGTCTCGTGTCTCTGCTAACTCACACCAATCTAAATGAAACCACTCTAATATGGCATCGTCTCCGAATACGTCCATAATGAAATACGCTAAACTCTCACACCTTAACGTCTCTTCTAATTCTCTGCTTACATTGCCTAACCCCTCTAAGTTTTGGATTTGTTGTTTACCATCTGTATTAATGGTCTTAAATGTTTCAAAGATTAAATCTTGGATTAATTTGTCAACGTCATTTGAATAACCCCCCATTAACTCATTAATTGCATTTGGGGACATTTTCTCTATCATATCATTTACCACTTTCGTAGCAAAGTTTAATGCCTCCTTGCTCGTTATATGACCCCTATAATTAATTAACTCACCCATTCAATAGATTAAGAATTTCATCCCCCGTTTGATACTTTTCTCTCAAGGTTTTCAATTCGTCATTATATGCCGTAACTCCATTTACACACTCACTGTATGACTGTAACTTAGCCATACGATTCTCTATATCAACTTTATCACGTTTAAGTATTCCCACTATAAAATCGTGTTGCTCTTCATTCAATTCTAAAATACTAACAATCTGCTCCTTGCTACTCATCCTAATTTAAACTAACTGTTGTTAACCAATACACGGCATCCTCAAATCTCTGTGCTAAATTGGATATTTTCTTAGTCTCTACATTACGCAATACTTCCATCTCTTCTTTATCCAACATAATACTTGCTTTCTCTAATCTATGCTTACACCCTGCAATGTGCCCATCAAAAATGTCATCAACCTCTTCTGTCATTGCATCACAAAAATCTATAAACTCTATGGTTGCCCCTAATACCTCAATCTCTGATTCTAACTCATCCACTACCTCGTCATCCATACTAATCAAACGCATCATTTCCATACGTTCTTTAAGCATCATTAATTGCTCGGGTATACTGCACTCCTCATCATTTACAAATTCACCTTGTAGTAATTTATATACCTTGGCGTTACGTTCTTTGTAATAAAACTTATGAAAGGACAATGCAGGATATGAAAATAAGACATACATAATATAGTCTCCTCTTGACCCCTCTACTAATTTGTTTAAATGGTATTTATCAACGTCATTCCAATCACACCCTATATTAGACATCGCCTCAACTAATCCACATTTCTGTAATTCCCTTGCTACTAAATAGGTGCTATGTGAACACTCACTGTAACCGTTATCTAACAACGCCATACGCACATTATGCCACTTCCTATTTAATGACTGTGCTATTTTAAATAATCTACTATCCGACATTGCTCTGTTGGTTACATCATTAAAATTAAAACCCTCAAAAGGTCTTTGTACTGTTCCCATTATTTCCCCTTTTTACGATTACCTTTACCTTTATTCTTAACTCTTTTAATTACATCATTCAAGGATTCATTGTTATTCTCCTGCTCACTTATATCCTTGAGACGTTCTATTAACTTGTTTTTTAATTCTTCACTTGCTTTGCTTAATTCACCATTTGGTTTAGGAATCTTTGACTTATCAATTCCTTGGTGTTGTAATTCTATTTCATTGAAATCGTAATTGTGGTCTGACGGGTAACGAAAATCTGACACCACTTCGGCATCCTCAATATCCAATTCTTTGTAATATCCGTCTTTCATTTTATCCATCAAATCCACGGCATTGATTCCACGCTTTTGTGCCACCTTACCAATTACTAAATTCAACAAATCATTTTTAGTTATCTCATCACCTGCTAATAAATTGTTATGCTCCACCGTACCGCTATGCTCAACCTCACCCTTTTCCGTCCAACCCTCATATAATTGTTTCCACAATTTAACTCTACTTGCATCCGCCTCTTGTAATGTTTTCATTGTGAAATTATGGTCTATTGCAGACTTGTACGTATGCACTATTGTATTATTAATTACCGTCATTACATCACTTGTAAACCTTGGCAATCTTGACCAATCGGTTAACGTATCCATACACACTCCGAATTGTTTACAGAACTCCGAATGGTTTTTTAACTTGAGTAAATCTAATATCTCAACATCAAATCCTAACTCACCTAACTTGTTAGAATCTAATTTACGTAGACTTGCAGGTAATGATTTCCACATAACAAATGCCCAATACTCATTTGCCTTTAATGGTAATTTTTCGGACTGATTCGGATTCTTCATAAGCATAATACCCTATATTTAACTCTCTATTACCTTTTTCGTAACCTCTCGTGCATTTTCTTTTGATAAACAATAAACCGTACCACTTGGTCATTGATAACTACGTAACGGCTCTTATTCTCACTAAGCATACTTATCCATCCATCGTACACCCATTTTGTTATACGGGTTTTATCTACACCAATGTATAATGCTAATGTTTCTAAATAGCATACTTGTAAAGATAACTTTGG